AAAGTATTCAGTACGGACAAAAACAGGTTTTACAACACCTATGAGCATTCAACTTTTCAAAAAGGCGAAAGAGTAAAAATGGTATGTGTAGTAGAAGATGTTTTATCTGGAGTGAGTCGGAATGGAAATAAATATATCAAATTATCTTTACATGACGAAATCGGCTCAGTCCAAGCAATGATAGGTGATTTTAGAACTCCTAATTTAACTAAATATAAAGATTCTGGAGGAGTCACTCCTAAAAAAGATAATATTATTGTTATAGTAGGAGAAAAAAGTGATGACATAATATTTGTAGATCGAATGTCTATAATGGATGACAAGATTTACATGAAACTTAGTGATTTAAAATAGAGTGTAATATATAATAATATATCATGAACGCAGAACCCCAAGCTAATTTTACGCCAAGATGCCAAGCCATCATAAATGAATCTAAAAAATTATGCTCTAAACTAAGGCATGATTCAGTAGAGCCAATTCATTTATTTTCTTGTATTCTTAGTAATCAATTTAGCGTAATACCTGATTTATTGGCCACTTACTCTATTAGCATTGACGAAGCTATTACTTGCGTTTCGGCAAATCTTCAAAAAGTAAAACCAATAGATAGGAATAGCACTTTCAATATACATTTCTCCAAAGACTGTAAAGAGGTTATATTTTCAGCTATTGAAATTTCAGAGCAGCTGTTGCATCCTTATGTTGGGGTAGAGCACTTATTAATATCAATACTAGAGCAAAAAGACCCCCTAACTTCTGCAGTTTTAGAATCTCTTGAAATTAACTATAAAGAGTTTCACGTTCTTTTGCATAATCAGTTATTTTTAGCCTCAGGAGTTGATAATATCGGATGGAGCCCTAGCCAATCATCAGTTAACCAAGAAAGCTCTGCAAGCGCCAAGCATAAATCCCAATCATCCTATCCCGCAATTGAGAAATATTGTAAAAATTTAAATAAAGTTGCAGAGCAAGATGGGTTCGCTAAGTTAGTTAGTAAAGATGCAGAACTTAAAGTTCTATGCGAAATACTTTGTAGAAAAAATAAAAATAATCCTATACTGCTAGGAGAGCCAGGGGTTGGTAAAACTGCCATTATTGAAGGTTTAGCCTCCTCAATAGTAAATCAAACTTGCCCAAATATTCTATTAAATAAAAGTATATTTTCCCTAGATCTAGGGCTGTTAGTCGCTGGCACAAAGTACAGAGGTCAATTTGAAGAACGTCTCAAAAAATTATTAAATGAGTTTAAGAATTTCAAAAACTCTATTTTATTTATAGATGAAATACACACTATTATCGGGGCAGGTGGTGCAGAAGGATCAATGGATGCCTGTAACATACTAAAGCCAGCCTTAGCTAGGGGCGAAGTCTCTTGCATCGGCGCCACCACTTTGTCTGAATACAAAAAAACTATCAGGAAAGATGGAGCTCTGTCTAGACGATTTCATCCTATTAAAGTAAATGAGCCTTCCACAGAAGAGACTCTCAAAATCCTCAAAGGCATTAGCCCGTTTTACGAAAAATACCACAAAGTTAAGTACCGAGATGAAGCTTTAACTTATTGCGTTAACCTAGCCGAAAAATATGTAAATGAAGGAAATTTTCCAGACAAGGCTATAGATATTCTAGATCATGCAGGATCAAAATGTAAAATTAAAAACTTCAATATACCTGACGCTATAAAAGACTTAGAAAAAACTATATCAGAGAGAATAGATTCCACCTCCTATCTCCATAATGGATCTATGACAGGAGACCTTGAAGAACTTTTCGAAAAGTATGAGTCAATGCTGAAAGAGTGGGACAAAGATTATGAAAAAAATTTACCTATAATTTCTAAAAAAGAAATACTTGATATAGTTTCTGAAAAGTGCAATGTATCAATAAAAGATATGGATGAATCTACCGTAGAAAAAGCTAAATCATTAAATAGGTTTTTATCTAGGAAATTAATTAACCAGAAAGATGCAATAAAATCTTTGTCCAATTGCTTAAAGCGTAATTTATGTGGATTAAAAGAGCCCAATAAACCTTTGGGATCATTTTTATTTTTAGGGTCTACAGGAGTGGGTAAAACTTATCTTTCAAAACTTCTTTCATCTCACTTATTTCAATCAAAAGATTCTTTTATTTCGATAGATATGTCAGAATACTCTGAAAAAAATTCAATATCTAAATTTATAGGATCAGCTCCTGGTTATGTAGGCTATGAAGAAGGAGGAGGGTTAGTTGAAAAATTGAGAGCAAACCCTCATGCAGTTGTTCTTTTTGACGAGATAGAAAAAGCTCATCCCGATGTCTTGAATATCCTATTACAAATTCTAGAAGAGGGATCTTTAACTGATAATACTGGATATTCTGCAGATTTCTCGAAGTCTATTGTTATTGCGACCAGCAATATCGGCTCTGAAAAAATAATAGAAAATAAATCATTAGGTTTTATGTCTTCCCCAGAAAGTGCAGAGTCTTTGGCTATTAAAGATTTAGAAAAATCAATGAGGCCAGAACTAATCAATAGGTTCGATGAAATTATAGTATTCAATCAATTGAAGGACGATGACTTTAAATCAATTATAAATATAGAAATATCTAAAATTAAATCAATGCTTAAGCATTCTAAAATACAAATCAATGTAGACGAAAAAGCTTTAGAGTATTTATATAATTTAAATTTTGATAAAAAATATGGAGCAAGATTTATATCAAGAACATTAAAAAACGAGCTACAAAACCCTCTATCTGACTTTATACTTAAAAATTACCAACAAAAGAAAATCAATATTACCACTACGAAAAATGGAAGAGGAATTAAACTATATTAAAACATTTCAAGAGGAGTATGAACCAGACTCCCATAATTTTGTAAATGAATATTTCGAAATATTTAAGTCAAACTTTGAAAATAACGAGCTACCTAAAGAAATTAGATTTTTAGACGAACAAGGTTTTAGAATTTCTGCGCCTACCACCAATAAAACTTATCTTACAGTTTTCTTTTCGAAACCCGAAAAACCTTCATATCTGGGTAAATTTTCCCTAGTATCAGATGGGGCAGATATTAAAAAAGAATCAGTTATATTAAAAGGTCTTAAAGATTTAGATGTTTCTCCTGAACTTTTATACTATGGAGAACTACAAGATGGCTCTGACGTAAATTTTTTGTTTACTACCGTAGAAGGTGTTAATAACAATTTAAATGGAACAAATCCTGATTTTTGGTGGGCAAATCATAAAGAAATTTTACTAGAGAGATTACTATTACTGCACAAACTAAAAAATAACATATCCGTTTCGCGGTATGAAGATATTTTTATTTCCGATTTTTTCGAAAACGTTTTGTTTGAAGAAGAAAATTTATTTGATTTTGTTTTTCAGTCAGACTCGGATCCCGCTTTTTATGATTTCATTTTAAAATGTAAAGATAGCTGCTTGGATATATGTTCGAAATTAGATAAGAAGGAATTTGTTCTGTGCCATAATAATTTATGCAAGTCTTCTGTTTTGTTTGAGCCAAACTCAAAAGAGAAATTTAAATTTATAAATTTTCATAAATCAATAATAGCTCCTCCTGCTATTGATTTACTGTCAATATATCACAGGCTATCTCTAGAAGAAGATGACTACCATAGTAGCTTCTCAAGAGATAGCTTCTCTGAAATTAAAAAAGTTTATGAAAAAATTGCTGGAGTTGAAATTGACTTTTCTGTTGATATTAGGTTCTTAAATACAGTTCAAAGAATTTTATTACTCATTTATGAAAATAATTTTCCGCCAGTCGCCTTATTTCAATCAAATGCATTGTTAAAATTCCGATCTAGAAGCTCTGAATTAAAATACCTCAAGGACAGGTTTTTAAATATTATTAAATCTCCAGAATTTTCTCATAAAAAACAATTTGAATATATTCAAAACGCGGACGATATCCCTCTGCAAGAATTACTTTTATACGGTTAATTATGTATTGAATTTTTTATATTTCTATATATAATAATTCATGAGCATAGCCCTTTATAAACCAAACAGTAAAAACACTGGAACTGCAGTTAATTTAAGAATTGGCTCAGGCAAATATAATGTACCTGCCCTTTACATAGGCGCAATTCAACAGCATAGCTGGGACGACTCTAGAAAGCTAGGCTCTTTTAGCGAGAATGCAAAAAACCCCGACAAAACAATCAATATTAAGTTAAACGAATTTGAGTGTGGCGAAATCTTAAACTCAATAAAGGATCGGGTGGAGTATTCAACTTTTCATAAATTTGATGATAACCAAACAGTGATTAAATTCACACCATGGGACAAGCAAAGAAAAATTTCTAAATACAATCCTAAAAGCAAAACTTTCGATGAAACAAGCGTTACAGTAAGCGCCTTCGGTTTAACAATTACAAGAAATGGGAATCAAAGTTTTAAAATTTCAATTGAGCCAGGAGAAGTTAGGGTAATTGAAGAGTTTTTAAAAAATTATTTGATTGATTTCTTTAAATCAAAAGCAGAAAATTTAGACAAAAATAAATCATCCGCTACTCCAACTGAAAATTTATCTGAAGATCCTCCTTTTTAATGAAGAAAGTTCTAATTCACAGCAATCACTCAAAAGCCTTTACAGGTTTCGGCAAACATACTAAAAATTTATTAATCTTTTTGCAAAAGACAGGTAAGTATGAATTAATAGAGTTTGCTAACGGTAGAAAGTGGTCAGACCCTACTTTATCTAAAATGCCATGGAAAACATATGGCTCTGCGCCTGATAGCGATATAGCTACTCAAAAAGCCTCAAGAGACCCCAAGTTAAAACGTCAGCTAGGTTACGGGGGCATCATGATAGACGAAGTTATAGAAAAAGAAAAACCTGATGTTTACATAGGGATAGAAGATATATGGGCCTTTAGTGGCTACTGGGAAAAGCCTTGGTGGGATAAAATTAATCATGCAGTTTGGACAACCCTTGACAGTTTACCTATTCTACCTGAAGCAGTTAGCGCTGCTCCTAGAATTAAAAACTATTTTGTTTGGGCTTCTTTTGCGGAAAAGGCTATGAAAGAGCTTGGGCACGGTCACGTCAAAATGATAAGAGGTTCTTTAGAAACAAATCAATTTTTTAAATTAAATAAAAATGATAAGCTAAAACTAAGGTCTGCATTCGGGATAGACGAAAAAGAATTCATTATAGGCTTTGTATTTAGAAACCAACTCCGCAAAAGCGTTCCCAATCTATTAGATGGTTTTAAAATATTCAGAGATAAAAATCCTGAATCCAAAGCTAAGCTTTTACTGCACACAAACTGGTCAGAAGGCTGGGACATTCCTAGGCTTTTAAAAGAGAAGGAAATAGACCCATCATTAGTTTTAACCACTTACTATTGCTCTAAATGTAAAAATTATGAAGTCAAAACATTTGTAGGTCAACAACAAAATTGTAAGTTTTGTGGTTCAGAAAAAACACAAAATACTACTAGCGTTAATGCTGGTGTGTCAGAAGATCAATTAAATCAAGTTTATAATTTAATGGATGTCTATTGTCACCCTTTTACATCTGGCGGGCAAGAGATTCCGATTCAAGAAGCTAAATTAACTGAATTAATTACTTTAGTAACTAACTATAGTTGCGGGGAAGACTGTTGTACTGAAGAAAGTGGAGGTTTGCCACTCAACTGGAAAGAATATCGAGAGCCTGGCACACAATTTATCAAAGCTACCACAGATCCTTTCAGTATTTATAAACAATTAAATAAAGTTTATAAAATGAATGAAAAAGACTTAGAGCAAAAAGGTAAAATTGCCCGTGAGTTTGTCTTAAAAAACTTTTCAATAGAAGTCATAGGAAGGCAAGTAGAAGAGTTTATTGATTCTTGTCCTGAAATTGAATATAATTTTGACATCAAGCCTCATAACAAAAAAAGAAACAACAATTATCCATTACAAAAAATAGAAGATAATCTAGAATGGCTTATAGATCTCTATAAAAATATTTTAATAAGAGATGTTGATGAAAACGATGACGGTATCAAGCATTGGATGGCAAAGATACAGCAGGGAGGCTCAAGAGAAAGTATTCACAACTACTTCATTTCGGTAGCAAATAAAGAAAACCAAGAAATTGTGGATTCTCTTGATAGGATCCTACGAGAAGATACTTCTAAAAAAATTGCTATAGTCGTAAATGAAAACGCTACAGAAACATTTCTCTGCACATCCTTACTACCTTCAATAAAGAGACTGTACGCAGATCATAATATATATTTCTTTGCCCCTGAAAATAGCCTAGATATACTTAAGGGTAATCCTCATATATATAAAAGCCTACCCGTCTCGGAAGATCTTTTTGATTGTATTTCTCTGGAAAAGAAAAGGGAAGGCGAGAATTTCTTTGATGTAGTCTATTATCCATCAGATGCTTCTTCAGGAGCATTTCGCTATTGTCATCAAGGAAGAGATAAAATAGAATATAAAACAGAATATGCACATACTTGAACACTTTTCTCTTAATTGCGGAATTAAATCTGCAGAGGCATTCATCCAGGAAGACTTTATCCCAGTAGCTTGTGATAAGTTTATATGTATTAATAATGACCATTCTATCAGTTCATTTAATTATTCTTATTGGTCTGACGTATTTGATATAATCAAACCTTATCTTGACAAATCTAATATTAAAATCATCCAAATAGGTTCACCCAAAGACCAGCTACTACCAAGCTGTGAAGATTTCCGACATATACAGACTAGACATCAAGGAGCTTATATAATTAATAGATCTGAATTATTCATAGGTTCTGACATTTTTTATTCAAACATTGCATCGCATTTTAACACTCCAGGAGTGCTTTTATTCGGGCCGATCCCTCCCTCCTGCACCGCGCCCTTCTGGAACAAGGATAAATTTGATATTTTGTGTGAAACAGAAAAATTTTCTTATTCCTCTAAAGAGTTAGAGAAATCAATTGATCAAATTAAGCCTGAAGATATAGCAAACGCTATACTTAAAAGGTTGAAAATTCCATTTGAAAGCGATCAAAATACACAATTTATAGGTCAACTTTATGACAACAAAATTTTTGAAGTAATACCTAATTTTTCGCCGAACCCTGATTTTCTGAAAAATTCATTTATTACAATTAGAGCGGACTATGAAGAATCAGATGATCACATTCCTTCTTGGGCCTCAGGTCGTAAGGTCAATTTGATTACAGATAGAAAGATAGATTTAAATTTAATTAATGCCATTAAAAGTTCTTTGCAGGTTATCCATTTTCAAATACCAGATGATTGTAGTGAAGAAGTTATCTCAGAAAATCAACAGTATTTTAAAACTATTAAAAAATTCGGCATAAACATTAGTTTATTCAGAAAAACAACTGAGTTTATAGAAAAACTTAGATTGCACTATTTTGACTGGAATGTTGAAGTTTTATCTCAAAAGAAACCTGGCGATGATGTTTTAAACAATAAAGATCTGTTTTTTTATTCTGGCAAACTGATCTTCTCAAATGGGAAAAAATACCCTTCCATTGAGCATGCCGTAAACGACGTAGAAAGTTCTACTGGAGTAAATAAAATCATAGATAGCGATTTATTTTGGTCAGAATCAGATCATTATAGAATTATTTCAAAAAGTAATTGACTTAGTTTATAATATATGTTATTATATATAAACAATGAAAAAAACAACTAAGCAAACAAAAATAGATAATAGCTCTGGTCCAAATCTTTATACTAGAGACGAAAACGGATTACTACAAAACCATCAATATGAATTTAATGACGATGGCTCAATCAATTGGAGAGCCATGATTAAAGATGAGCATTTATTTCCAAATAGATCTTGGTTTCAAACTAGAGGAAAAGATTATCCTAAAACTATAGAAGGTCTCGCGGATCACCAACTTTTAATAAAATTAAGTGGCATAAAAGAACTAGCTAAACTCAGAGGATTTTCTTCGGTTAACTATAAAACTGTAAAATGCGAAGAAGACCATGTAGCTGTATCTTGTTCGATTACTTTTTTAGCCAACTATGAAACCAACAATGAGCCTATTGTGTTTGAAGATATGGCCAATGCAACACTGAACAATACTAGCAGCTTCGCAACTAAATTTCTAGAAACAATCGCTTGTAATAGATCATTTGTGCGCTGCGTTAGAAACTTTTTAAATGTCCATATTGTCGGAGATGACGAAATCGATAAATCAAACAATACTCAGCAGAATCTTACCCAGAGAGAAACTGAAGCGCAGTCAAATTCAGACATCTCTCCTGCTGGAATACTCGCTAGCCTAGCAAAAGATAAATTTGGCATCAATAACTATACCGACTTCAAAAGCAAACTTCGGGAATTGTGGCAAAATGATTTGTATAAAAATGCTGACACTAAAAATTGGTCAGACTTTTCAGACATTCCTCCTAAAGAAGCGAGAGCTCTACTCAAAGCGCTACACTCATCTTAATTAGGTGTAACCTTCGAAGTTCTTTGAAAAATTTATGGGCGTGTACTGGATTCGATTTAAATTGGATTAGTATACTGCAAGTAGGAGTTGCATCTGGCTCCTAAAAAAGGTGCAAACAATTACATGGCAACAAAAACCGTGTTAAAGCTTTTGGCTTAAAAGCTAAAAAGCTTGCCTTAGCAGCTTAGTTCTGCTACCTCGTAACTTTTGACGCAGATAAAGAGATTACGAGGTCATCAATCTGCAAAACAGATAAAAGTTTATCCGTTTCATAAACTGTACCATTGAGTATTCGAAGGCCTCAAGTTTGAGTGAATAATTGAAATGGTTAGTTGGATGTTAATATCATAACTGTAAAAAAAATTAACTAAACTTGTAGATGTATATCTACAGAAAATTTAAAGACGCGGGTTCGACTCCCGCCACGTCCACCAATTTAAATTATTTTTTTATTTATTAAACATGCGAGACTAGGAATTGAAAACATACAAAGCAAAGCATAAATAATATTTAAATTAAAAAACCAAACACACCACAACCCTAAAAACAAAGACAGCCAAGTGCTATAACATAAAGGGCAGCTTAATAATTCTCCAAGTTTTCCCCAATTATCTACAATATAATCATGCAAATCATCTAATGTATATATTTTTTCTTTTATAAATAACGACAGAGCATATACCTTTAAATTAGTATATTCCAATATAGCAATAACATTAGATACAACTAAAACAGAAGCGATATAAATTAATAAATAATTTATCATTTTTTAATTTTTGGTTTAATAAAAGATGTGTATTTTCTCCTCACGCTAGCTTTCCTGCACGATGAGCATCCGCCAGGAGTATTAACTTCAGAAAGATAATCTCTTTTCATTTGTTCGCAACCTTCAAAATCAATTTCCTTGCAAGTTTGCTCTGGAGTTTTATTTACATCCATAAATATCGTTATTAAATTCATTTCTTCTGGCGTACTATTATTCATTTTTCTTGACAAATTTGTTTATATATATTATAGTTATAATATGAAAAATATTCTAGAAAAAACTAAAACTTATCTAGTCGGCCATATGCAATATATTAGCGGAAGAAATTGGAGAACTGAAGTTACTCAAAAGCTCTCTGAAATCAATGTAACTTGTTTTGACCCTTACGAAAAGCCATTTATGAAAGACGTAGAAGAAGATGAAGCGTCTAGGCTTGAGATGGAAAATTGGATGAAAACTAAGCAATACGATAGGGCAGCCCAAAGAATGAAAACCGTAAGAGCATATGATTTAAACTTAGTAGATAGAAGTGACTTTATTATTGCTCATCTTGTCCCCTCTGTAGCTTCTTGGGGTAGCGCTGAAGAAATTGTAACTGCTGTTAGGATGAAGAAGCCAATCTTTATAAGCATGGAAGGGGGCAAGTCAAAAACTCCACTTTGGATGCTTGGTATGTTACCTCACAAGTACATTTATGATTCGGTAGAAGAAATTGTGGATATGCTATTTGCAATCAATGACGGATCAAAGCCAATTGATTCTGATCGTTGGAGATTATTAAGGCATGAATATAGATAAATGAAAATATTTCTTGACTTTTTAAAACTTTTTTAATATAATTATATATATGGACAATTCAGAATTACAAGGTTATTTTATTTTAGCGGGAGCAGCAATTTATTGCATTTGCTTATGTATTAAATATTCAGAAGGAGGAAAGCTTTAATGAAAGAAGTTTATCTTAGAGGAATTTATTCTGAATACATTGGGTTAAGAGACCAGAAAATTGCAGATCTAAATGTTATGCTTAACTCTCCTGTAGGTGTAGGTGAGCACGGAGATTTAAGTGGTACGATTAAAAAAATTATCCAAGAAATTGATAGCTACGATTCTCTTATATCTACATTGAATAATTTAATTCCTAAAGAAGAAGAAAAAAGTGAATAAACAAAAAGCGTTATTAATTAAAAAATTAATTTCCTATGATGGTTCATCAGCTGAACACAAAAGAGTGTTTAAAAAGTTAAAGAAAAAATATAATAGTTTACCTAAATCAGAAAAGATTAAATTATTGCAAGATATAGAATCTACATTCAAAGATTAAGATGTGCCATCGGGCTCAATCCTATACCATATACCATTAACTTCTATATGAAGATTACCATCTTCAACTTTTAATCTTGAGTCTCCAGATATAACTAAATTTTCAGTAAAGTTTGTATCTTGTATTTTATCGTCAAAAATATTTGTGTTATTTAAAGCTTCATCTATTTTTCCAGATATTCCTTCTCCTTCAGAGAAGTAAGTTGACATTGGCGAACCGTTAATTGTAGGCTCTTGAGAAAAAGCCACAATCTCTCCAGCTTCGAAACCGTTAGTTTTTATAGTTTGTCCAGAAATTACTCCTCCAACGCCATCGTAGTTTCCGTTGTCGCCAGGCACACACCTAATATTCATCCCTTTAATGTTGACATGAAAATCAAGCATATCATTATTTAATTCACCTTTTGTTAGGGCAAATTGATTACTACTGTCTCCTTCGCCTAATAAGTCTTGATAAGTTTTGCTTGTTACATTTTCTAAATTATATTGACCTATGCCGACAGGAGTGCCTTGATATGAATTTACATGATTCCCTAATGGATACTTTACGAAAGAGTCTGGATTATTTTGTGCGCCGTCTGCAGACGACCAAGTTTCTGTTCCTCCTATGATTAAACCTTCTCTAAATTGTTTCATTCCCATCAACCTTTCGTCACCAAAAGTATTAATAAAAGCATGACCTAATTCCTCTACAGTTGCGTCTTCTTCATCTTCTGATGCTAAATCAGCTAAATCTTCCTCAGGTATAACCATGAAACCAGTAACGCCAAAATCAATTTCTTGCGGAGCGATCTCTGTTAATTTAGTTAAATGATCTAACGAGGAATTGTTCCAATCAAAATAGTCCCAAATTTTAAGTTTCACAAAAAAATCATTGTCGTAGTTAATCCCATCTTCTAATTCATCATCATAAGGAATGATTGTTTTGTTTACTCCAGCTAAAGCGGTAAATAAATTATCTTCTGCAGGTTCATAATCTGGATTATCTTTGCCTATAAATACTTGCATATATCCTATTGCCGAGCTTTCTAAATACCTATTTGGATTCATTAAGCTAGGCTTATGAAAACTACCTGAAGCAAATAAAGACATAGACTCAAATGCTGATAGTGTATTTGCCCCAGCACCCTCTGGAAGATTTTTTCTCAAAATTTGTTTATTTGCATCATTAAAGACTATATCTTCAGTAGTCCAATCTCCTAATTCAGACACCATTTCTGTATCAGAGATTTCTTCTTGGTGAGCGTAATTTACAATAGTGAAATTCTCCCAGTGAGTATCGACTTGGTCTCCATATTTTGGGTCTATATACTGATATTCCTCCCACGCTTCAGCAGCGAGCTTAATATTATCATAAGATATATCTATATATATTGTTTGAGCATTTCCTCCAAACCATCTGCTTATTTTTCTACTCTTTTGGTTGACAACATTAGAATTAATAGTATTATTTTTTATTTCAGTCCACAATGCCAAAGCTTCGTCTACAGAATATATCCTTGAGGGAACGTTTGAGTTCTTAGAGGCCTCAGTTTCAAAATCAAATACTGCGCCATCAGGTATTTTTCCGTGTGGACTGGTTTCTGATTGAGACTCATTTCCGTCATCATCTGTTACAATGATTGATATTGTTTTATCTTTATTTAAATCATAAAATACATCGCTGTTTGGTATAAATCTTGGAACGATTGAAGTAATAACAGGAGTATATATAACTGGTGGGTCATACATAATAAAAGTTTCTCTGCTGCTATATCTCCTACTATTACCTGCTCTTGCTACAGCTTGAACTACTACAGCTATACCTCTCTCATCCTGTAGATTACTGTATATAAAGCTTTCTACACCATCATCGTCGGCTTGCTTATCAAATCTTCTTTCATAATTAAAGCTAAAGCTTAGCCTATTGAGTAGATTATCATCACCATAAATCCATCTCACATTAGTTGTTTGGGGGGTTCCCGCGCTTCTTGCGCTTGTCAAACCGCTTCTATCTACTGGGCATAGTCCTACCCTAAACCCTTCGAAAAATGGACTACTACCAAGTAGCGTTGAGATACTATCATATTGCGTCCTTCCTCCGTCAATATCTTGATACTCCCAACTTATATCAAAACTTAATCCAGGAGCGGTAATAGTATTATAATTACTTTTAGTTTGCCCATCGTCAGATAATACACCAACATTCAAAACGCCAGGGGGACTATTACTATAACTCGCATCAGCTATAACTCTTGATAATATGCCTGCGGCAGAAGTTTTTGATTGGGATGTAGAAGACTGAATGCCAGTTGTCGTAACGTACACGCTCCATACTCCAGAGGCTGCGCTAGATGTTTTTGCAATACCAGTATTTATTGTAAATTCTTTTGTTCCGCCACCGTTTCTGCTTGAATTATTGTGAGTAGTCTGTGTGCCATTTGGGCTTGACAAGATAATATTATTAGTTATGCTATTAAACTTGGATTCATCTATAGTGGTGGAAAATTTAACTTTAAAAGTGAGGGTTGACGAGCTGGTTTCTTTAAACTTCTCAACGACTGGAGGGGTTGCGTTTGCAATTTCGGCTGAATCACCTAATGTTATTTCATAATTTGAAGATATTACTGGGAAAGTTTGATCCATAGATGATAGCTTCTCTTCGTCAAACAATACAGCGATGACTTTATACTTACCTTCACCCTCTTCCTCTATTGCTTGAATCCTATATTTTCTTTCTTGCCAATCATTACTGTATTCACCTCCATCAGTTGGATTAACTAAAGCCCAATCCGTACCTTTGGATACTACATTATATCCATTGTCATAACTATCTAATAAAGAATTAGTAAATTTTAAAAAATTACCCTGAAGATCCTTGACTTTAATTTTATTTGTAGTTGTACTTGATCCGTCTGCTGGAAAAATTGACCCTTGCAATCTTTGAGCTTTATTTAAATTAGCGATATCGTCCCCAGTAACAGATCCTTTATTATCTAAAAAATCCATATTATAACTTGGGTCAATATTCCCTAGTATTATGTCATAATATTTATTTTGCCTGGTAGTTTGATTGCGGGTCTGCACAGAAATAGGATGTGTCAACACTAAAGTCTCAGTCCCCTCTACATCTACTATTTTCCCTATGGATTGATTTGTGTTTTTGAGAGTATCAGTTACTCCTATAATATTTCCTGGTTTTAAAAACAAAGCTCTATAATCTGTAGAAAAAGTAATTGTTTCTGTGTTTACAGAAGAAGTGAGGAAAAACCACCGCCCCATTCTACGCGCTTGCCCTCTTGACGTGCATCCTAATGGTTCAATATTTTTTCGTATGACCCCTAATTCTTTTACGCCTTGCTTGTCCTCTACATACTCATATTTTTTTCTATAACTATCAGTTTTATCCATGTAACCAACTCTAGCAACTGTATATCTTGAGGCTTTTGAACTAGTAAAATATGAAAAAGTGCCTCCTTCAACATTGGTGTTGCTAAAGTTAATGGCGGGTTCGTCAATTTCGATTCCAGGTATTTTATTCCAATATTTTTTCCAATCCTGATCTACTCCAGGCCTAATGCCTCTACCTCCGTTTGCAATTTTTTCGTATATATTAAAAGTTGAGCGAGGAAACTCTACTTTTGTTCCTATAACGTAATTTGCAGAATTCGAAAAATCATCGTAAGTTATAGTATTGCCTCCTCCGTCCATAGATATAGAAACTCCTCTGCCATCCCAATAAGCTATTCCGTGAAATGTTTCTGCTATAGTTTTTAAAAGTTCATAAGCTTCTTCTTCTTCTGAAATTAGTACGTTCATTGAGTATCTAGGCTCTTTACCATTGTATGTATCATCAACCCCTACAAAGTTTCCATCATCATCCACAGCATCACAATACCTACCTATTCTATATAGAGTCCATTTATCAATTTTATTAATATCTAAATAGGCGCCTATACCATACCTATTATTAGTCATTAAATCATATAAAACCCATGCTGGATTATCAGACCAAGCATATTTAAAAGTTCCATCCCAAGCTCCATTGTATACATTAGCTCCAACTGTTGATCTATTATCTGGATTATAATTAGATGGTATCAAAATTTTCTTAAGTCTTAAATGATAGGTTCTCTCTGGTTTTTCTGAAAAATATCTAGAATTAAAAGATTGTTGTATAATTGCGCTATAAGGGTAAGCTATTTTTTCGTCTATAATCTCCGTAACGCTATCTAAGCTGATTTTTGCGCTCATAATTGGAGATATCAACTCTCTTCCTGTTCTCGTTACTTTAATGTATCTTGTTTTAGAAATTTTATCTTCATTAACTGTTACGGTAGAGGGAGGTAATCTAAAACAATTAAAAGCGTTATTCGCATCGGTCATTGGCATAAAAAAAGTTTTCATACCTCTTTCATAATAATCCCTTAAAGTCGTGTTTTCTCCAAACTGTTGAAATCTATTCAAGCCTAAAGCGGCTTCGCCTTGGGATGGTGCAAAATTATGGGGCAGAGATTGATCTGGCTTAAGTGCTTCCATATCAGATGCGTCAAAAACTGCTGCAGGATTAGTTCCCTCATCAATAGAATTCATGCCTTCATCAAAATCATTATCTTCCCCGAATATCACTTCTCCATCAGCGCCAAAGCTAGCCCTACCTACATCAACTAAATAACTACTTCCAGCGACCAGACCTTGTACAAAATAATTTCTTGAGATTGATCTTCTAGGATTTGATGAGCTTTGATTAAATCCGTGATGGCTTAGCCATTCCTTAAATTCAGGTGACTGAGCTTCTTCATCGGTCAGGCCATTTACTCCAATCTCTACCTGAAAGCCAACTTTATGCTCTCGGCTTGTTGTCATAATCCCAACTTTGCCAGCGCCTGCTCCATGATCTACAGTGTCTTTTAAATCATCTATAGATATAGTAATATACGCAAAGTCAACTTCGTTATTTTTAATTGTATGCGAAACAGGAAATCCTCCTTCTGTAAATTCTGAGTGGCCAGCGCTCCACGCAGTAAAGTCTCGTGTTGATGTATGAGTCCTAATATCTGATCCGTGCTCTACTTGGCTCGCGGCATATCCGTATTTTATTGCGTTGTCTAAACCGCCTGTTCCCCCTAAAAAATATCCTATATGGGCTCCATTTTTTTGATACCAATGAGATGTATTAAAATCTGACTTTACTTTTGACTCTCCACTTTGCTGCATTAAAGAAACCATGCCTGCAAAATTTGGCGTCCCTCCACCATAAAGTCGAGGAGCTCCATCTTCTGTAGAAGCCATATTTGGTCCAACAAGTTTTTGTTTAATTGATTGGGTATTATAAATTTTACTTCGAGACCAATTGTGAGTTTGGGAATACGGGTTTATACCTTTATGGTCTCCCTTTACATAGTTCAAAGCTAACCTTCTGTAATTATAAGTATCGTTGGCATTTTGAACTACAGTTCCATTAAAGTACACTCCTTTAGCTATATTACTATTGTTTGTAATTAAATTACCATTAGAGTCGCAAAAGCCTTCAATTGGGCCTTCGCATATTAAGTCAAGTGTTTCAGATTGAGAAAAGCTTTGTAAAGAATTTTCGTCTGGAGCAGGAGGCTTCAACAAAGGAGTGGGAGGCGATCCTTTTCCTTTTCCTCCCCCTTCTCCAGAAACTAATGGCAGGACTGCGTAGCTTTTTTTTTGCTCAATAATTTTACAAGGATATATATTATACTTTACAAAAAATTTTAATTCATCTAAATTTTTATACTTCCTCTTCCCAAGCGTTTTACTGAGAATGCCATAAAATTTTACATTTATCATCTAAACAAATTCCTATTCCATGTCTGATTGCCTATAACATTACTACCTACCCTCAATCTACCGTAACCTAACGGCACAGGCTTTCCTTGGCTTTCTACATTAGTTTCTCCCCTAAAAGAGTAGGAGGATGTCTTTGCTGATTGAGTTGACGCGTTATCCATAGTTGGGGCTTGGACAGAATTAGCTGCCATGATGACGCTAATCCCGATAGACACAATTAAGCCGACAATAAACCAAAATAAACCTCCTTTTACTGCGGGTAAAATATCTATCCTTTTCATATCTTTTTTATTAGCGTCTTCTAGAGATAAAACTTTCCCGTCAACCAGTATAGAGAATTCCATTTGATCATGGTTTCGCGCTAAAAAAGTCATAAAATTACTCTCTACAGCGTCAATCGCTTTTAATACGTCAGCTATAGAGTCTAACTCAAAATTATATTTTGAACGGAACTTTTCCTCAAAAATGCCATGTAAATATACCTCAACCATCAATAATCTCCTTTATTTTTTTTATTTTATATTCTTTGCAAAGATCTGGATAAAAAGCTTCAAATTTATCTTTTTCGTTTATATATAAAATATTTGGCAAGCAATTAATTCTAGACATTATTTTATCTGTTTCTGAAAAAGATTCTGAATTTGGATGACTGTGATATATAGCCAGTATATCGTACTCTAGTTTTGTCTGAAGATATGCTTCGGGATGAATTTCAAATTTCTTATGAGGAGTTGTGGAAATGTTTTTGCATTCTTTAATAAAAACTTCTTCATTGAGTTGGACAACAAAGCCGCAAACTTCTTCTTTTAGTTTACTTAAGGCATGTATTTTAATTTTATTAAGAATCTGTGTCATAACCTTCTGTGGCGGGGAAGCCTCCAAATCTTAATGTGTTGTTTTTTGTATAGCCAGACCTAAATCTTAATCTACAGGCATCTATACTTTTCGAACATTGGTCAGCAACCCACTGTCCGTTCTTCTTTTCGGGAGCATTATTTAAAGTAGACATATGATCTACGACGCATACCCATACAGTTTTATCGTTTTTTTGAGTTATTTGGCCTCCAGCAGTTAACTGAACTTGTTTAGTTCCTGCTACGAAACCTTCTCCAGCAGAAGCAGGAGGAGTTTTAACCACGTCCCCTGCTTGGTAATTAATATCTAAACTCCAATCTCCTATACTGTTCACGTAGTCGAACTCTCCAATTATAGAAGATCCCCCTCTTTTTTTTGGTCTTGTAGAATTTAATCGAGCTAAAGCTGCAGAGTTCTCATAAGAGTCTTGAGGTCCTAGCATAAAGTTAGTTTCGTCTAATTCTGTAG